CAGGCAATTATGCATTAGTAGATATTCCTAAAGAGGTCAGTTCATTGGCCCTTAGTCAAAATGATATAATGCCTAATCAGCATGCCCTTTTGAGCATGGATGTAGAGTACATGCAGCGGATGACTGATATTAGAGAAAGGTGTAAAGTACCTGCGCGTATCGCAGTTATTCCTTGGGCTCAAGCGCAACCAGCTGGAGTTCCACTTGCACGTATTAATGTTAATACACAAATTATAACGCCTCGCGTTTCAGGAACTAGTACTTTTTGGGATAATACCCCAATTTCATACTTCTCGCAATTCTTTGCTTTTTGGAGAGGCGGAATTCGCTTTACTGTAGAGTGTCTGCCGACTAAATATCACCAAGGACAGCTTTATTTGGCTTTCAATCCAAATTTGGCGGCAATTTCAATTGACGGTGCGCGTAATTGTACTTCAGCTACTATTGATTTAGGAATGAACAATCGCACGTCATTGGACATTCCGTTTGTCACACAAACTGATTATTTGAACACTATACCATTTCGTGTTCCACAACCTGCAGCTACGTTGTTGGATACATTGGGAACTTTCAATATTTTCGTACAGAATGATCTTGATTCAAATGGAACAGTTTCAACAACTATAGATATCAATGTTTATGTCGAAGTTATGGATGATTTTGAATTTAAGACCCCGGTGGCTTTTGATTTTACTAATGAACCAGTTCAAACTTATATTGGCTCTTGGCAGATGAATGAGGAAGTGGTACGTAATGTTCACCAGGCTGCGCCGATACATGATGATAGAAACACTAAAGACACTAATGATGCCAATACAAGCATCTGTTGTAATGTTGAATCTTCTAATACTCAAAATGTCCTTGAACGGGAATACTTGCAGAGTTTTGGAAACGTTTTTTTAACTTCCAATAATATAATAGACAGTCTATTGTCTTTTAGATTACCAGATGAATATTTTAATGTTAACTTTGCAACACGTGGAGTTTCTAATTATCATGAATTGTATCGTATGGATTTTAAGGTTACGTTGCGTATTAATCCTTCTCTTTTCCATCAGGGTGCCCTTATAATGTATTGGGCACCTTTAAGTGAAGATATGAGAACCGGTATGTCTGGTGGGACATTGACACAATTGCCTCATGCTATATTGAATATTGCTAATGAAACGGAGTGTTCACTCATTGTTCCGTACTCGTCGATGACTCGTGTTTTGCGCAGTGCATATCCCACTATGGGTCGTGTTGAAGTTTTGGTTTGGAATCAATTGCGGTGTCCGTCAACTGCACCACAATCTGTTAAGTTTTCTGTGTGGATTCAAGCAATTAATGCGCATATGGCAGTTAAAAGGCAACAGGGAGCCGAAACTACTGCTTTTCAATTTCAGGGAGATGAACCGTCGGATACAGCACTGGAGAATTCCACAACACAAGTTGCCTTTAAACAGGCTAC